TTACTGAAGATCAAATGGGTACTGTTTTTTCTGCCAGCCCTTCTATTGAATATTTAGAACGAACGTCTGATTCGGTAAAATATGGACGGCTCGCTGAAGATCCTTATGTGGAATTCTCCATTCCATCGGTAATAAACCCTGAATTTGCGCCAGATGGAAAACATGTTCTTTCTGCTACCGTTCAATACGCACCTTATCATTTGAGAGATCAAGTATGGTCATTTGAACTGAATGAACAAATAAAAAACAATGTGGTTCGCGTTTTAGATAATTACATTCCTGATTTCTCATCATTAATTGAAGTGACATCAGTTCTTTCACCTAAAGATTTAGAAGATAAATTTGGGCTAACGGAAGGCAACCTGAATCACGGTGAAATGGCGTTGGACCAGTTCTTCTTCAGGCGACCAACCATGAGTGCAGCTCAATATAAATCGCCCATTAAGAGTCTATATCTTTGTGGTTCTGGAACTCATCCTGGTGGTGGATTACATGGCACAAATGGATTTAATGCGGCGAGAGAAATTTTGAAGTGATTGGTTTATATTTAGAAGGAGAAAAATGCTTGAACTAAAAGTACTCGAAGACAATCTTGTTGAAAATATTATAAATGAAGCTTTATCACTGCTTCAGGACACAGGGGTGGAAGTCCAATGTGATGCACTTATGGAACGGATGGAATCAGCTGGTTTAAATGTTGACAAAAATTCTAACCGCATTACATTCCCAAAACGTGTTGTTGAGGAAAGTATCAAATCTCTTCCATCGATTATTGATTTATATGATCGTAGTGGTGAACATTTTTCAACTATTGGCGGTGACTCTACCCATTTTGTCCCAGGTTCATCGGCGTTAAATATTTTAGATTGGAAAACGGGTGAACGACGTACGGCCCAAACGCCTGATTTTATCGAATACATTAAAGTTGCTGATTGTCCTACTGTATTAAAAGTAATTGTATTATATCCATCATTAGCAGTAGCAACAGGAGTAAGTGTACCAACTGGATTTGTAGTCCAACTATGAATTCCACTACCAGCATTTGTATAAGCTATTGCTGTTCCACCTGAAGTTAATGCTAACTTAAAAGTATCATCTGTCTTATCTCTTACAAAATAATCTACACCAGCAGATAAACCAGTTGGTAATGTACCAGCGGAGGTTACTTGAATTATCTGTGTATCTATCAATCCATGAGCTTCACTTGTAACTAATAAACCTGATGAAGAGGTGACAGTAAAAGCTTTTGCTGCAGTGGTTGCAGCAACTGTACATACTAGAGTTTTTATCTGTCCTTGAGATCCTGCCGCGAGTGTAAATGCTACTGTACCAGTTACAGAAAGAAATGATATTGGTGAGGTAATATCTATTGCACCACTAGTATAAGTGATAGGAGCTTGAGAAAATCCTAACCATGATGGTATCTTATTAAAAAGGGTTCCTAAAGTTAATTTTTTATTCGATGGATTAATTGATGGTTCAGCAACAAGAAGTGCTAAATCTGTAGAAGCGGGCGCTTTTGCCTCTACCAATTCTATGATTTTATTATCTGCCATGCTCCACCTCTTTCTGATTGAATAAAATTATTGGTTGTTGGATACGTTCCCTTCTATATTATTTAGTCAGCATAAAAAAAGGGGCGGACACAAATTGTGACTCGCCCCTTTGATAGAACCAATTGGGTCCCCCTCTAGAATTACATCAGGTTAGAAACCTTAACAATTCTGTAGTAGTAGTTGGTTCCGGCTGCAATTGTTCCTGCACTAGAAGCAGTTGCAAATGGATTTCCTACCATACCGTAGCGGGTTTTAAAACCAATCTTAGGCTGGAATGAATTTTCACCAACCGCACGCACCATTTGTAGTGGTACATATGGGCAGTAGAAAATACCTGCGTCATAAGCACTGGCTCCTTTATATCCAACAACAAAGAAATTTGTTGCGGATGAACTGAAATATGGATCTACATAAACTTTGTAGCGACCATTCAGTGTACCAACAAAGGAATTACCTGTGTCATCAACTCCTGATCCGTCCATCACGCCTGCCATAGCAAGTGCGGATGCGACATCTGAGGAAGTGAGTATGACGTTACCTTTACCACGTCGTGTTGCTTTTGCGACTGCATTAGCTTCACGCTCAATCTGGAACATCAAACCTTTGAATTTCTCAACTGACCAACGGCCATTAGAGTCTGTGTCAAGGTCAAAAATACCAGAACTTGTGGTATTATGAGCAGCACCAGTTGTAGCAGCAAAATAGATGTTGTGAACAACCTCACGGTTAATCTCTGCAAGAATTTCTTGTGAGAGAATATTTGCGAGTTCTGTTTCAGCATCTAGACCATGAACAGCTTTCAGGTCTTGAGACAATTCCATTGAATATTCACCCTTCAATGCTCTTGTCTTTGCTGTAACGGCAACTCTCTCAATTGAGAATGCCATTTCCTGGAAATCATCTCCATGAGTTCCAGAAGTTCCAGTAATACCCAAGCCTTCACCAGCAGCAGTTGCAACGCCGCCAGCTACATTGTCTGCAGAACCACCTTGAGCAAAGTCAGTACCGGCTGAGCCTGCACTTGCTTGTGTTCCAGTAGTTGCTGCACCAGCATGTGTAACATCAGATTCATTGTAGAAACTTTCAGTACCGGTTGATTGTGAATCATAACGTGCTCTCATTGCGAAAATAAGTCCTGTAGGTCCTGTCATAGGCTGGACACCACAGATATCATACGCAATAAGATTAGGCATTGCTCTGCGAAGCATCGAAATCAAGACAGGATCTTGATACTGGATAACACCAGATGCAGATGCTGTAGCAGTAGCGACAGTTGGAGTTGCCTCTGTCAACATTCCCCAGGAATCTGACGAGCCTTGCTCCTTCATTGCCTTTTCTTGGTTTTCCAGAAGGACAGCTGTCACAGCCCTTCTGTACGGGTCTTTAATCTCGGGCATATCATCATGATCCAAGACCGGGCCCCATTTTTGTTGAAGTCCTTCAGCTAGATACATTTTTATCTCCTAAAGTTGTTAAAATGTTTAAAAGTTATAGTAAATTAAAAATTAATTATGTCTTTTCATTGCATTGACATAACGACTAATAGATGGATCAATAGTCTCCCCTGTCTCTTCATCTGTTTCAGTATTTTCTACTTCTTCAGTAATTGTTTGAGGAGTATCACTTGTCTTCGGAAAATAATTTTCCTTTAATACTTCAAGCTTCTCTTGGTATTGAGAATCGTCTTCATAATCGATACCATCTGCAAGTTTTGTGAGTTTTTCTTTTTCTGTTTCAGCAAGTTCTTCCGAAACATTTCTTAAAACCTCTTCCCTTTTGAACTTAGCAAGTTCCTTTTTGACATCCACATTAGTATTAATGGATTCATCAAGTTGCTTTTCAAGTTCTTCGACTTTTCCAAAAAGATCATCAACTAAGTCAACTTTCTCTTCTGGAATGTCAATATAATGCTCTTGAAAAAGGTTTTTAAGTCCGGTCATAAAATCTTCTACGAGTTCCGAACGAATTCCTTTTTCTAAAGCTATTTCATTGTCTTTCATCCACTCTTCTACAACGTAATTAAGATAACCATCGACTTTTTCAGACATATTGGTCATATATTCGTCTTTAGCTTCAGAAAGTTCTTTTTTGTATTCATCTTCAAAAACTTGCAGTCTCTCATTTACCTCGGAAATAACTTTAGTTGATACAGCCGCTTCAAATATAGTAGCCGCTTTAGTCTTAAAATCTTCTGAAAGTTCTTCCCCACTAACAATGGCATCAATGTCTTCTTTGACATTAATTTCTAGGTCTTCCTTACTGAGTTTCTTCGATTCTACTGGTTTTTCTTCTTCATCGCCTTCTTCCTCTTCCTCATCATCATCTTGTTCAGAAAGAGTAGCTCCTATAATTTGAGCAAAAGAATCCTGAAGTTCAGATTTCTTCATTGTATTAAGAGAATCATAGATAGCTTTCATCATTCCTGCTTTTGTTTTAGGAATTTCGACAGCTTCTTCTACCTCTTCTTCATCTTCTTCTTC